AAGTCATCTTAGTAATGTTTTGCGTAAAGTTACGCGGTTCTGTTTTTATCGTTGCAGGTTCTGCGCGTTCTTCCGTTTCCGGTTCTGCTGCTACCTGTTCATCTTTCAATTCCTCCACTTCCTGCGCCGCCGCTGCCATGTTACGCGCATATACTGAAGCCGTCGGGCTGGCTGGGTATGTTACTGCCGAGGTATCCAATAGCTTGCCCACCTTGGTTATTGTTCGCGTGCTGCGGTCCTCGCTCCATTCGTCTGCCTCAATTGTAAAGGCAAACGAGCTTTGTGAAATATCGCCGCGCTTAATTAGCTTGTAAAGGTCGCGCCCGTCCTGCGTGTCGGCAAGTGCCGCGCGATACTTCAAACCTTGCTCGTCTACGCTGAGTTCTAGCGTGCCGTTCGTAGTTCGTGCCAATGGTGCGCCGGTATGATTAAGCAAAAATCTAACGTCGTCTTCCATGACGCCATCAAATGCGCCACGTGCTACGGTTTCTTTGAAGTAACCTAAATCGTATTCTACTTCGAAATTGCTTGCATAGCCTTCGACTACCAAAGCATCATCGCCAGCGGCCCGCACTTCTGCCGTTCGCAGTTCTACGTTCTCACCGTATTGGCTGCGCAGCTCATCGGTGCGCTTGTCGTCTTTTTCTTCCATTTTATTAATTGTTTTTCGCGCCCATGGCAGCATTGATTTACCGCCCCAAGCGTCATACATCAAACCGCCACAACCTTCGTCGTATGGTACATTGGCATTTTTTGCGTGGCGACTTAAAAAGCTGTAAACCCGCTTCACTACGGATAAACTTAGATTTTCTTTATTGGCTATTTGATTGGCTCGGCGTTTACCTACGGGCGTCCCACAACTACCCCACCCATTTTCATCGGCAAATTTTAACGCGCGTTTTGCGTTATTAACGGCGCTCTGTGGGTAGTCATTAAACGCCATCGCTTGAAACTTTATCGGAATAAGCGCCTAGCCTATCCAGTGCAATTTGATTAACTGCAACGGTATGCGTATCGCCTCCGTCCGTTGGGTTTAGTTCTTCCTTGCCCCGTACTTCGTTAATGCTTAAAACGCCGTTGTTTAGCATCTTGGTGTAGAAGTCTGCACGGCTCTGCATATCGCCCCGGTATAAATCGTTCAAATTAAACTTACTGTATATCTGTGGGCGTTCGCGTGACTGGATTAGCTTTCTATCTATCTCCTGCTCGATGCGTTTGGCCCAAGGTGCAATGGTGTGCCGTGCGAATTGCAAGTTTTGCTGTTCAACGTTGTTGTATGTTGTTTGGCTTTCAAGCTGTACCAATGTGGGCGGCACGCTAAAAATGCGGCATATCTCCTCCGCTTGGAATTTGCGCGTTTCGATAAATTGCGCCTCGTCGGGGCTAATGCTTATTCGTGAATACTTGAATCCAAACGGCAGCAGCTTCGTGCCGGCTTGCTGTGCGGCCTTGTTCCAACTGCCTTGAATTATATCCATCTGCTCCTTTTTCAAAGGCTGGTCGCTGGATAATATCCCCGTCATTTGCCCGCCGCTTCCAAAGTATTCCGCGCCAAAATCCTCGGCTGCTTTCGCTAGTCCTAAATTCTCACGGTGCAAACGGATTGGTGACTTTCGTTGTAGGTTGCAAATCTCAAGCATATTCTCCGCTTGAACTATGCCCACGTTTCGAACGCTGTAAACCATTTGGCCATTTACGGTCTTGCGGTCTACGTCGTAAATATCTAAGCACACCAAACTTGTAACGTACCCACGGCCATCGCGCTCGATGAGTGCATAGCCCACGCCGTTAATGACTGCATTGCTTATAATGGTTTCCCAAAAGTCGAAAGCTGTTTGGTATTCGTTGGGCTTGTATTTGATAACGTCATAAGCAGGGTGCACATTTGCCGGTTCTATCTCGCGGCCTGTGCGCTCATATACCTCTAAATCTAAACTCGCCAAGGTGCTGGCAATTTTGTACACGCAAGCGTAAACCGTCGAAATCGTGAGCGCCGTGTTTTCGTTTATGTTCGCGCCGCTTACCGTAGTGCCGTAGATGCCTAAATCATTCGCCAAGGTCTGCGAATCGTACTTACCTACGCGATACCTCAAAAGCGCGTTTAATCTGTCGCGAAGTGTTGCCATATGGGTCGCAAATTACGAAAGGGAAATTATATCGAAAACCGTATCATGTGCGCCGCTTGTTTTATGGTGGCCGTATTCGTTCATGGCAATGATTGAAGCAATTACACCGTCCACCTTTTTGCTTTCGTGTTTCTCTTTGGTGACGCGTTTATTTTCGTTGACATCAGTATAAACAACAGCGCAACCCATTTGCCACCTTAGTACCTCGTTGCCTCCGTGGATAATGTTGCTTTTCATCATTTGCATCTCAAATTCTTTCGTTGGGCCGTTCATCGTGGTAATATTCTGCGCCATTGGGTGCATTTCTATGTCGTCTTGTATCAATTCGCTCACGATATACGTGCTAAATCGCGGGTCGTAGCCTATGCCGCGAATGTCGTATTTCGCGCACGCGTCAACAATATGCTCTTTTACATATCGAAAATCGGTGACGTTGCCCGGTGTAATTGTCAAATGCCCGTCTTTTGCGTATCTGTGGTAGTCAATTCCTGCGCTTAATTTCTTGTTGTCGGCCTTGTCTTGGTTTACAAATTGGTGAACGATGAGGTAAAAACAGTCGTGTTCATCGTCACGAAAAAGCAAGGCAAAAGCGGTTAAATCCTGCGTGCTGGCCAAATCTAAGCCACCAAATGCGGGTAAATACTGCAAACGCTCCCACGGTATAGGCTCAGCGCCCTGCATAAAAACGTCGTCAGGAATCCATGCGTGTTCGGCACTTGTCCAAATATTTAGATTCAGACGCAAAAACGTGTTTAGGTACGACGGGACGTTTTGCGCTTTCTTGCTTTCTTGCTCGAAGTAGGCTTTTGTGCAAATCGAACCGTATCCCGGATTGGCTTTTTGCCATGTTTCTTCAGCAGTCCAGTCATCACTTTCAGCAGCGGCATAAAGTACCGGTAAAAAAGTTTCATCGAGAATACTACCCTCCTGAACTTGCCGAGCGTACTCATGAATTTCAAAACAAATCGAATTCCTATCATGTCCTGCGGTAGTTAGTGCGATAACAAGCGGCTGAGTTCGTGCGCCTGTAGACGTTACAAGCACATCCCACAAGTCACGGTTCGGCTGCGTGTGTAGTTCGTCGAAAATTACGGCATGGCAATTAAAGCCGTGTTTTGTGCTTGCCTCGGCACTAATGGACTTGTAAAAGCTGCTTTTGTAGTTGATGGAATTGCGCAAAACCTTGGCGCGTTGGCTCAGGTGTTTGTTGTTGTGTATCATCTCCTGCGCGATGCTAAAGACAATATTGGCCTGATTTCTATCGCCTGCCGCGCTTATCACCTCCGCGCCCGGCTCACCGTCTGCAAAAAGCATATAAAGGGCAATGGCTGCGCTTAGGTTCGACTTGCCATTTTTACGCGGTATCTCAACGTAACAAGTGCGATACTTGCGCCGTCCGTCGGCCTTTTTCCATCCAAAAAGCGGGCGTATTATGTCGTTTTTTTGCCAGTCTTCTAGCAGAAACGGCTGGCCGCCTAGCTCGCCTTTCACATGGCTGCAAAACTTTTCGATAAAGTCAACGGCACGATTGGCCGCGTCTTCGTCAAAGTGAAATTCATCCGAAGAATTCGTCAACGCTTTCTTCTGTTTCTGCCGTTGTACCTACCAACCTCTCCAGCGTCGCAATCATGGCTTGCTTTCTCATTCGTGCCTCTTTGAGTTGTTGCCATTCAGGACGGGCGCGGCTGTATACGTCGCCGCTTTTGCCTGTGACTTGGTAGCACGTGCCTTGCTCATTGCAAAAAGCCTGCAACATTTCTTCCTCAATCTCGACGCAGCTAAGCGTTTGAATTAAAGACTTTACGCCGCTGGTAAGCTCGCTGCGTGTGCTGTACTCGGCCACGCGTTCCGTGAACCTTTGAAATTGCGCATCGTTCATTTAGCTAAGTTAGGGGAATCCCTTTTAGTTTCAAGCACACACGAAAAAAAGTCAAC